TAAAGCAATTTGAAATCAATTCCAAGATTCCTACCGTTGAAGTCTCTTTCGAGAAGACAGCAGTAGAAGCTGGAACACGCCGCTTAGGTGCACGTTGGTCCGTTGAACTTGAACAAGATCTTAAGAACATGAACGGCATCGATATCGACGCTGAGATCACAAATGCTATGGCATATGAGATCCAAGCAGAAATCGATCGTGAAATGATCATTCGCATGATCCAAACCGCACTCAATGGTGGACAAGGAGCTGGATATTCTATCTGGAGCCCAATTTCCGCTGATGGTCGTTGGTTAGTTGAGCGCAATCGTGATTTCTATCAACGTTTGATCGTTGAAGCAAATCGTATTGCTGTTCGTAACCGTCGTGGTGCTGCTAACTTCGTTGTAGCTACACCTCGCGTATGTGCAATCCTTGAAATGCTTCCTGAATTCCAGTGGGCACCAGTTCAAGGTTCTGTAAATACACAACCAGTCGGAGTTGCCAAAGTTGGTAATCTCGGCGGTCGTTTCAATGTATATCGTGATACCCGTACAGAAGTACAAAATAGTGCTCAATACGGTTCACAAGGCTATAGTGGACAAACAAGTGGCGTTGAATATGCTCTCCTTGGATACAAGGGACCAGAATTCTACGACACCGGTATTATCTATTGCCCATACATCCCAGTTATGGTTCAGAGAACAATTGGTCCTAATGATTTTGCACCTCGCGTTGGATTGCTCACACGTTACGGCGTTGTTGACAATATCTTCGGTGCTAATCTCTATTACCACATTATTCTTGTCAAGAATTTGGGACAAGCATTTACCCCAGGCGCAAACAGCGTATACTTCTAAGAAGTATTGTAAAGCTAAAACCTTTAAGATCCGGTTCGAAAGAGCCGGATCTTTTTTCGTTAAAGGATAAATAATCTCATGGCAACTCAAACAGATTCCATTGTATTCGTATCAACTAGACCCGAAAGTTCTGTATACGGAGGTTCTAATAATTTAAAGTTAGGTTCACAAGTAGCTACTATTAGTGGTAAGACTATTGTTGGTGTAGCTTATGATCTTATTACCAATACTCAATCAGCTTCATCAGTTGTTAAACTAGGAACAGGTGCACTAGAATTATCAGCTGGTAGTGCATATGATGGTCAAACACTTTATGCCTATTGTGAAGATCGTACAGCAATTCCGTTTGTTTTAGATATCGGAACTGAAGTACAAACCTTAACAGCAGCTTTCGTATCTCTTTGGACACCTAATGAAGTTCGTCTTCGTAGACAAGAGATAATCTAATTACAATTTACCCCCAGATTTGTGAGTGGCGTGTTCTTCACCAAGGAGTTCACGCCACTTTTTTCTTACTTTTTCTCTCAAGGCATCTACGCCTGATTCCTTAATAGCAGAGGTTCTAAATCCAGAACAAGTGACATAATTTAGAACTCGACGAACTCTCCATGGATCTTCTGGATCCTTTTCAAAATAATTGGTCAGCTTCTCAAGACATTCTTTACCTTGGGTATTCCATTTACCTTTAAACCAAAGACGTAGCTTCTGCCATTCTGGATTATCAACTACCTTCTTGATATTGGTTCCTTTAACAATTTGAGCTTCATTCTTCATAGAAGCAGTATAAAGGGTTTCCTATAATTCAATTTCATTGAAAGCAGAAACATCTACTTCGGTATTTCTAGCACCAATCTTATAAGATGTAATACCAGTCTCTTGTGGCGCTACTTGTACCTTATCAGAATTCATAAAAGCATCATACCAAGATCCTAATGGATTCTTCTTGGTGTCAAATATCTTTTTATATCCTAAAGAGGTTAGACGATTATTAGCTAACCATTCTACGTATTGTTTTAATACATCAGCATTAAGTCCCAAGAGTCCCCCATTAGAGAATAAGTAGTCTGCCCATTTCTTTTCGATATCTACGGCTAATCCATAAGCATCATAGATCTTTTGTTCATTCTCTTGAATGATAGATTGAAAGCCTTCGTCTGGATTATTGCGAAGATAAGAAAGAACATTCTGACTTACCGCAACATGAAGGTTTTCATCTCTTGCAATGAGCTTAATGATTTTAGCATTTCCCTCCATTTTTCCTCTTGCACCGAAGAAAAAACTACATACGAAAGAAGTATAAAAAGCAAGACCTTCAGTAATTTGCGTAGATAGAAGCGCATCAAATATCTGAGTTCTAACATCACTATTTTCCCCAAATAACTTATCATAATCTTTTTTAGCAGCATTGGCACGATTTTGAATCTCTTCGTCTACAAGAATAGAATTCCAGAACTTAGATTCATCAGGATAGACATTCTTGAGAATATGTGAATAAGAACGCGAATGAATATTGGATTCAAAGAAAGCCCAAACATTCATAGCAGCTTCTAATTCTGGATTAGAGACATACTCCGCCATTTTGAAGATGGATCTTGATAACATACTATCTGTCATGGTTTGCCATTTAAGATTTGTATCAAACACAAATCGCTCAGCATCAGATAATTCTTGATAATCATTACGATCTTTAAGAAGAGATACTTCATTAGGTCTCCAAAAGAACTCTTCCATCTTCTCTGCCAATTCAAACAGCTTTGGATATTTCAATTGATCATATCGCTGTAATGAAAGAGCTTTACCTAGAAATAGGGGCTCATGGCGCGTATCAACATTATCAATATTCAAAACAGTTTTCATAATTTTATTATAGTGTTATTTTTTAGATATCCATTTAATTCGTTTGCTGCTCTTCTTTTTTCTTTTAGATCCTGTACACATAGCCTTAGTGGGTCTACATGCAGGATAACCCTTTCTCTTTTCACCTTCTTGTCTGCCGCATGGTTTTCCTGTTTTACAATCAACCCAACCCTTACCATGATTGCGATCAAACCAACCTTTTAATCCTCTTTCTTTTTCTAAGTCAAACTTCTCTAAGAGAAATTCAACTAGTTCTTCAAACTTATTCATTTCTTATTACCCCAGTTTTTAGCACCCTTCTTTCTGCATTTAACTAAAGCACCTGATGCATAAGCAGAAGGCCATACTTTATATCTTCTTTTTACCTTATAATAGCAAGCATCCTTCTTCTCTCGAAGAAGGATGTCAATCATCTCATTTACCGAAGCCATATTAATATTTATGGCATTTATATCTAAGCTACAGATCTTATTGCTGCATTTGTTTGTTGAACTAACCCCGGAATTTGATCACACAACGCGTCATAATATTTTTTATATATATGGGGCCGTTTTTCCATCATTTTTAGCATATAAAATATTTGCTCTACATCAAAAGGCAATTTTCTAGTATTTGATCCTCGTACCCCATCTTCATATATTCCATAATACTCTAACATTTTCTTAACTTCTTCTGGAGAAGAAGGTATATATCTCATATCTCGGGCATGGTCTTCCCAATATTGCTTCATTAGTTCTGCTATGCGCGCACCAGTCTCGTGCGTATTGCCCACATATTCACTAACGCCCTTTGCACCCGGACTAACGCTGCTATTGTAAAAGCTTACGTATGGCTGTACGGCGTGCCTAAGTTCATGTGATAATGTATTAAGAAAATCGTAAACTCTATCTTTTGCTATAACAATATTACCCATGTGATCACAATATCCATGCACGGTCGGTCTAGCTTTCAAATATGAGTCTTCATTACCATTACATACTTTGATGGTATAATTCTGATCCAAATAATTATCATCCAAATTCATAGAAAATTTGACATCTTTCCTATTTTGTTGATTTTTTCTGGCATTTTGTAATATATCATTCCATTTATCCCCATATAGCGAGGCGAAGAATTGACGCGGAGTTATTTCAAACTTATCAGTCTTTGACATGAATGCATGTGCTCTGGTTTCATCTCTAAATGTATCACCATATTTTTTCTCATCCTGCTGAGACACTTGTCGCTGGATTACACTATGTTTTGCTGCTGATTTTTTATATGGATCTAAAACGAGAGGTGCAACAGGAGCTAATATACTGCCTGCACCTGCACCTGCAATAATATATGGCGCAAACCCTTTGAGTTTAGCCGCCAGCTTTGCACCTAATTCTTGAAAAAAACCTTCACTTAATAATATATTTTGATTGTATATTATTTCAGAATAAGCCTCTTGCAATAAACGCAAATCATGATCTCTCATTAAAGTATTTATATGCTATTATAAAGTACATGCCCCAAAGCTACAATTATTACCTGCTGCAAGAGCGACAGGAGCAGCAAATGAGCTTAACTTTTTACCTAAATCTTCAAAAAAAATCCCTCTTCTATAAGAATACCTTCGCATAGTACATTAAATTGTACTTGCTTGTAGAGTTCTTCAAGAAGCTATGTTAGGGGTCTGGCTCTGGCTAGCAAGCTTGCTAAAGAACCCCATACCTTCTTTAGTGTATGTATTATACTCTTCTCTACCTGAATTAGATTGAATCTCTTTATGCATTGGTAGATCTACAGTACCGCCAGCTGGCACAAATTGTGCATTCATGTTAGGGCTATTGGATCTATAGACCTTTATCTCCCATGCGGGGTATACATTTGGTTCTATAGAGCCTTCATATCCAAACTGACGGCCGCCACTTCTTGTCTCTTTTTGTATCTGGCCGATAGTTCTGGTATTCTTACCAATACCACCACCCATAATATTTAAACTCACCCAATCCCCTACTCTTACTCCTGGGACAAATCTTTCAAGGTTTTTTACAAATTCTTCTTTATTTTCCTCGTAATCTACATGATCTCCAATATCCTCGACATCTTCTGGGTCATACTCATCAGGGAATGCAGCAATAGCTTTTTCAGGAGTCCAGCCAAGAGTGCCATCAGGCATCTTCATGTCTTTATTAAGCTCAATAATCTTCTGTATATAGCTTTGCTGTACAGCTTCTCTCAAGTATATACTAAGGTAAGCCTCTTCTAATAGTTCTCTGTCTTTGTCTCTCATATTATTATATATTTACTATAAGAGAGAACAACACATCTATAAAGTACAAGCGCCTCCCGCACATTTTTCATCTGATGCTGATTGTTTATCGCCATCAGAAGTATTTGAATAATAAAGACACTTAACACCCATAGAATAAGCGTAAAGAAGATCTTTAATTACAACAGAATCCGGTAATAACCGATCAGGATAATTGTCATAATTGTAATACAGATTACCTGAAATAGCTTGATCAATCCATTTCTGTGCCGCGGCCATTACATTAATAAGCCCGGTATTATTTTCCATATGGAATGCTAATGTATACTTATTTTTAGTAGTAGCATAATTAGGAACCAGAACAGGAATAGTCGATGCTTTTGATGTCTTATATGTCATCAAAGATCTCACCGGCTCAATACCGTTAGTTGAATTTTGAATGACTGATGAACTTTCTACCGGCATCTGTGCCGTTACAGTACTGTTTCGCAAGCCGTGTTTAATAATTCTCTCTCTTAAAGATTCCCAGTCTTGTGATGGTTTTCTAGTTACTACTTGATCGATCTTCTTTTTATAAGTATCGATGGGCAATATGCCTTTACTATATTTGGTTAAGGAGAATTTTTCACAAGCTCCTTTTTCTTCTGCTAAAGTAGAAGATGCGGATAATAAATGATATTGCACCTTCTCAAACCATTCATCAACAAAATTAGCAGCTTCTGCGTCAGTATACTTCATATTATTTTTAGCTAATAGAGCTGCTAGATTAGTAACACCAACACCCAAAGCTCTTCTACCTTCAATGAAGTTCTTAGCTGCAGGAGTAAACCAGTCTTGATACGAAATCAATTCATCCAACATGCGCACAATAATGTCACACGTATTAATCAAATCTTGATCGTCCTTAATCTCTAGCAAATTAAGCGCAGAAAGTATGCAAATACCGATTTCACCATTTGGATCATCAATATGGTTAATTGGTGTTGTTGGGAATGTAATTTCAGTGCATAAATTGGTCATTGTTACACGGTCTAAGAAAGAACCATGTTCATTACAGTGATCAATATTCATGACATAGATGCGTCCTGTTTCTGTTCGCTCTTTAACAAACAATGACATTAGTTGCTTTGCGCTTATCTTGCGTTTATACCGTATTTTTGCGTTGTTCTCAGCGGCTTTATAGAGCTCATCAAATTCAGGCAAACCCCAAGAATCTACTAATTCAGGAACTTCATGTGGTGAGAATAAAGTGATACCTTCATTCTTCATGAAACGTTCATAAAAGAGCTTTGAAAATTGAATGACATAGTCTAGATGACGAACGCGAGAATCTTCTGTTCCGCCATTGTTCTTTAATACAATAATATCTTCAATATCCCAATGCCAAAATGGTGTATTAACAGTACCGCCACCACCACGCAATCCATTTTGCTGAAGCGATTTAACCGTAGATTCAAATACCTTTAAGAAGGGAATAGCGCCAGTATGAATAACAGCACCGCCTTTAATTTCTGTTCCTAGACCACGAATACGACCAAAATTCAATCCAATACCATATCTTTGTGCTGTTGCATAACCAGATGCCATAACAGAAGAGAAGATACTTTCTTTTGAATCACCAACATCAATTAAACAACAAGAAGCATACTGCTTTAATGGGCCTCTAATACCAGCCATTTGTGGTGTTGGTAAATTAATTTTGAATTTGGAAAATGCGTCATATGCTTTCTTAACATAATTCAGGCGCACATCTTCTGGATACTTATGAAAGGCAACCATAGCAATAAGCATATAAACAAATTGCGGAGTCTCATAAATTTCTTTAGTTTTTCTATTTTGAATGAGATACTTATCGACTAATTGTTTAATACCCGCATAGGTAAAATTATAGTCTCTATCATGATTAATCTTTTCATCTAGCTTATCGATTTCTTCTGGAGAATACATCTTCAATAGATCAGCATCATATACTCCGCGATCTATATTTTTTTTAATTAAATCAATAAGCTTAGGGGGATTCTTACCACCCCAAACATCTTTTCTTAATTGATAATTAAGAAGACGAGAGGCTACCCACTGATAATTAGGAGATTCTTCTGTAAAGAGATTAGCTGCAGATTCGATTAATACTTTATGAATTTCTTTAGTAGAAATACCATCAATGATATTAATCTTAGCATTGATTTCGATATCAGAAAGAGATACGCCAGATATCCCTTCTATAGCCCACGAAATAACCTTATTAATCTTCTCAATATCGAATTCTTCTTTCTCTTTATTTCGCTTCACAACTTTCATAGGACATGTATTTAGGAAGTATGATTATGACTTACTGGGTTTAAAAGACAATATAAAAGATTAGAGTTTCTTTATATTTTCAATGAAGAGAGCTACTTCGGGATCTGATTTTTTAATACTAATACTCTCAAATCTAGCTAGATCATCATTTTCATTTAAATTCTTAATGTCATCAAGAATTTCTTTATCGATCACAGGAACCTTTTTATCCACCTTTAATAAGTCTCTGATCTCATCAATTGAATAACCCCTATTCAATAATCCTGAAGCCTGTCTGCAGACGTACTTCTTTTGTAGTTCATCTTCTGAACCAAATTCTGTTACCTTCTTTTGGTAATATTCGTTATTAAAATTAAAGCTCTTACCCGTAATTACACAAGTTACTTTTTTTGCCATACCCTATATTAAGAGCGTTTCTTTCTTTTTCTCTTCTTTTTAAGTAGTATTGGTTTATTCTCCATGGGATTAGATCCAATAGATGCATAACCCGAAAAATTAGTAGAGAAGGGGTAAAGATTTTGAGGCGCGTATGGCGGGTTAAAATCTTCAAGCATAATTAAAATTAATTGATCTAAATTCATATTATTCCCAAGGAAAGACTAACCAGGTATCTTTTTCAAAGCGCCTACTATAAAAATCTGGTTCTAATGAAGTACCTTCTTTTAAATAGGGTGCTAATGTATACACATTATCAAAATAATATTTATAATTATTTGCTGCAAATCTAAATGTCTCACCAGAATCAGAAAGATCATCAACAATCAATACATTTTTTCTTTCAGAGAGAACATTAACAATACTATCATAGCATGTTTGATATAAAGAAATTTCTGATTGTTTATTGTCATTGGTATAAGACTTTATGCCCATCATTCTTAATGGAATGTTTAGTCTATTTGAAATAATGGTCGCCGGTATAGATCCGCCCCTCATTAATCCAATCACGAGATCAAATGATTTATTTTTAATTTGTGAAATACAAGTGTCAATATCACTTTGAAAGTCTGCCCAGCTAATATTCGTCTTTTCCATAATTTATTATAATGTGATGCATTAAATATCTACATGGCAGATGATTTCTACGCAATTAAGCGCATTTATGAAGGTTATAATACGGGAACACAATCTAGTCCTTCATTCACGGATATAACATCTGATCATGATCATTCTTATGAAACCACATCTTCTATGAGTGGGCCCGGGCATAGTGCCGTAGTAGGTAGTGATACAGATCTAGGATCTGCTAAAAATATTTTCAAAACACCCATTGAGCGTTATACTGCTGAGGAATTAAAAGATGCTTTAATTAAAAAAGTCAGCAAAGAATTAGATGACGCTAAAGAACAGAAAATGGGATATGCCGAGAATTCGCTTAAGCGACTACTTAATTTTCTTCTTAAGTTAGACGAAACTGAAGATTAACGTTTAACAATAAAATCATGGATGGCATCTAATGTCCATGAAAAAGCCGCTGCCGCAGTAGGGAATAATAATGCATATATTATTCCATGTTGTACTAATATTAAAGGTGATAATATCACACCAGACCAAAACCCCAAACATAATGAACATTTGAATAGTTCATTAAAAAAATCATTCTTCATTAAAAATGATCTTAAATTATTGAGGATTGACCCATACTTCAAAATATAGGTCAATCCTAAAGCACTAATTAATTCAAACAACATGAATCACCTTCTGATGATTGATAATTTTCGACTGCTTCCTTTAGCATCAAAAATTCTTCTTTTGTTAATTTAATTTTTCCACCATAATCATCAGAGATGGTAAACGCATTTTCTTCTTCACTGATAACTGGGCAACAAGAACCGCCCCTACCACAAAGTGTATATTTGTACATATAATTAAATTTAGAGATACGTTGTTTTAATTCAATAAATAAATCTATGATTTCGTATAGGCAATTAATTTCTGAGCAGCTTTATTATCAAATGAAAGAACAGAATAAAAAAATTGCCAAGTTAATAGCTAAGGTATTAATTTTAATGAAAGACTTTGTTAAAACAAAGCATTATGAAAATTTTAAAAATATACCAATTGATCAATTTATTACATCATTATTTCAAGAAAGAAATCCAAAGCTGCGAAAAACAAATCTTCATCATTTTAAAAATTACTTGTCGAGTGAAGGATATTCAGTAGATGTGATTGATGATGTCATGAGTGTCATACCAGATCATGAACCTTACCCGGGGTTATATTTTGGCCCCGCGCCATTATTTGATGAAGAGACACAAAAAAATATCAAAATAGATTTTTATTTTACAACAGAATTGGGGCAAAGCTTTGGATTTGCATATGCATCACATTCAAAAATAATGTTTACACCTGATATTTTAGTAAAAACAAATTCTGAAATATATGGTATTGTTTATCACGAGATGATACATGCTACACAACCAAACAAAAGTTATTCTAGACGTTATAGAAATAGTCGTGTGGTAGTTCCTAGGCCTGGTAGAGTAGGACTAGAAGATTTTTATAATTACATGAGAGCTAAGGTAGAATTTGAAGCTACATTGGCGGGTGTTATAGAAACAATAAAAGACAATTTTGAATATCTTTATAATAAAGCACCTAATGATGCTTTGTGGCAAAGAACAAGAAACATACAATTAGATGCTATTAAAAAAATATCTACATTAGATAGAAAAGCAGTATTAAGGGAATTCAGTATCAATTACACAGAAGAAAATGATATGCCGTATCCCAATTCAATTATTCCCACAGAAGACGTTAAACTACTGGAAATAATTTATTATGCTTCTATAGGAGAAGAAAAAACCGCAACCTCCAATGTAGGCAGGTTGCGGTGGAATCAGCTAATTAATGCTTTTAAACAATTATATAAAGAATTGTCTAGGGACAAAGCTTACGCTACTAAGTAATTTGTTTGAATAAATTTTTTAACTTCATGCATGAAGACGCTAACCCGATCTTCAACTGAACCCGAAAGCCTCACAATCTTTGGCGGATTCTTATATGTAGAAATATTTTCTAACCAACGATCATAGTAATAAACTACTTTATCAAAGAATGCTTTGTCTGTTGGTCTAATGCCATCTTCTTTTAATTCGAGTTCAGGTTCAATATAAAAAATAATATCATAATTTTTATAACATTTTGATGCAATAATTCCCAATGCATGCTTGAATTCATAATCATCAAAATTTTCTAAAACTGCTTGAGTATATGCTAAGCCATCTAATACACACCGATCTGCAATAACGGGGCCTTTCTTCTTGCTATATTCATAATACTTTGAAATAACAAACAACTGAGTGACTTCATCACCATCTTGATTAATAGGAAATCCTTGCTTTTGAAGATCCCTAATTGGTGATGAAATAAATTCATAATCTTTCAACATTGCATTATTCTTCAATGCATTGCATAAAGTTGTCTTACCTTGACTGTGTGCACCTGAAATACAAATATACATAATGTTATTATATAGTGTGATTACTTTCTGCCAACGATTTGTTTGAATGATTCGATGTTATATTTGATAAGCTCTAATTGATCATCATCCAAAGATGCTTCAATATTATCTGCTAATAATCCTTTTGGTTTATCTGTCAATCCCAAATCACCATTGTACTTCATGTAATTAAATCCGGCCATTACTGGATTACTAGTATCTACAGATCTAATGTTGTATATATTTTTATTATAATAATAACGAAATTCTTGTGGTAATGCACATCCCAGAAGATGATGTGGTTTATTCCAATTCCAAATACCATCATCAATTAAATTTTGAATCAATCTTTGTCGGCCAGAGACCATACGTTCGAACTTATTCTTACCTACCCCTGTCCATTCAAAATAGCTATAAGCAAAGGAAACGGCAATGTAGTCTGCATTAGCTGACATAAATTTATAACAATCAACAAAGTCTTGATATGTTTTACCTTGTGTTGCCCCAATCTTTAGTGATTTGATGTCATTATATTTTGATACAAACTTATCAAAAGATAACATAGTAGCTGCACTATCTTCCCAAACGTCTGGAACAATATAATATGTTGGTTCTAGAAGGTGGATCCATTTATAATATTCACTACTCTCAAAGGCAGTGCCTAGCTCAAAGATGCTATTATCTAATAGAACTTCGCGGTTAGCTAAAACAGATGATCTAAAAAAATTAAAGTAATTAGAATTTGTTTCAAATAAATGAACCAATGCATAATCATAATCATTATAATTTACAGAATCTTTTAAAAGACATAAAGGCG